CGTCAATACGCATACGCTCGGTTCCACCACCAGCAGCAAATAACAATGAACCTTCCGCACGAACAACAAAATCATCTACTGTACCGCCAACAATTGCACTACCACCACCACCGCCAAGATAACCAAGTGCCGTGGTTCCATTGGCTTTGTAAAAAGTACCAAAATTCCAACCGGCTGTTGAATCATAAAATTTAAACCAAGATTGACCTGCGCTGGTTACTTGCAATGCTCCTTGCCCTGATACTGGTGTCAATCCAATACCAACGTTACTTGTAGTTCCATTTACTAAAACTTCGCCAGCTTCGTCAGGTAACGTCAGCGTCCTATCTGTATTGCTATTAGGGGCAGCAATGGTAAAGTCACCTGTCCCACTAGCATCTCCCTGAATAACAACTCTACTCATTACATATTCTCCACAACAGTTTTAAGTGCGTCTACATCTGCAGCAGCATCGATGTTAGTCTGGACTGTCTCGTACTTAGTCCTGATAGCAGCCCTAGCAGTCTCAGCAGCAGTTGCATCAGCACCGGGGATCTGCTTAGATATAACTTCATCATGTGGCTCAAACTCTTCAGCACGTTTAGCTCTACGCATATCATGTGCAATAGTCTTAGCTTTAGTTAAGTTAGTTACAATCGGCATTATGAATACTCCCAAGCATCTCTAAAAGTTCTATCACCAGGAATGTCAGCTACATCGACAATCTGATACTCTTTGCCAGTAGGTACATCCTTCTCTGCGATCTGTTCTATTGTTAATCCACAATTAGGAGCAGGTACTATGACTGCAACTCCTCCGTCATCTGTGGGATATATAATCCTCTTATCCATTATTGCTCCTTGTTAAGTTATTTTTTAGCTAAAGATAGCTACAAGTATAGTGCCAATATCAGCCTGTGTTAAAGCGCCAGTGTTTGTTTGATATCCCGTAAATACTTGATAGCTACCTGTATTTCGAGTACCGCTTGATTGGTATCGTTGAACATCAAACCCACCCTCAGCGCCAAATACAGGACAATAATTAGCATCTGGCATAGCAGTTGTAAAGTTAACCGTGTAATTACCAGTACCGTTATCAGTAATACTGTCTACATTAAATGATCCTCTAATAGCAACTGTACCTGTGCCACTAAAGTTAACCCAAGCCTTTGCAGATCCGTTAATCACATTAGTGACCGCAGTAGACTCTGTGTCTAACTCGTCAGCTATTGTTGTTGTCTTTACTTTTCCTGTTTTAAGTGTACTCATTTGATTTCCTACCACCATTACATTTATTACTGGACAGTCAAATGCCGCCTGACCCATTGTTTGTGTAATAATTTTTACTAGAGAAGCTGTTGGATTTGATGTGCCATCTCTTCTGTCCAAAACAACGACTGGCCCATCATCATTAGCTGCGCTATCTGCAAAGCTACAAATCCCCGATACTGCTGGTGTAGATGTGTTTAAAGTTGATGTAAAATTAATTGTATAAGCACCAGTACCGTTATCAGTAATACTAGTTACATTTCCAGATGCTCTGATTGCTACAGTGCCAGAACCATTAAAATTAACCCACGCCTTAGCAGTAAAGACTTCTACGTTGCTGGTGTTCTTGATTGTGTCTACCTTAATTGTACTCATGGCTTAGGATTCTCCGTCTTAACAGCAGCAATAGCATCCTTCCAAGTAGTTGTATCATTCACACTATCCCAGTACTGCATATCGAGTTGCTCTTGTATTGATGGATAAGCTGCTGCTCGTAACTCTTGATATGCTTTAGAATCTGCTAATGCTTGTGCTGCATCCCAATCAACTGTAACTTCATTGTCATTAATATCGTATGCAACATTACCTCGAATAGTAACAACGTTTGAATTAAGATTAAAAACAGCGTCATGTAAATTCATGTTGCAATCTCCATGAGTGTAGTTTGTGTGTCGAACATATAAGCTGTTCCTGTGGAATAAGCTTTAAAATATAGTGTGTATGTTACAGATGAAGTTGTAGCTGGACTGTCTAAATATTGAACGCAAAAACTATTTATATGATTACCGCCAGTTGAACTGTAGTTTACTAACCCTCCATCATATAGCTGCGAACCATCTTTATAAACATATAGCAACACTCCACCATTGCTTGTTCCATTTTGTGCGATTCCGCTTATGAAAACCATTACTTTACTTGATGCAGATGTAGGAGTAATAGATAAAGTTTCGCTTGAAGCTACATAGGAGGAAGTGTTTGTTGTTGTACCAACATTCCCACTACTGCTTTGACTAACAACCTGCAACACTCTGTTACTTGTAACACCAGCAGTGTTAGCAATCGTGTCAACTCTTAACGTACTCATAAGATCACCCAGTTCCCACCAGATGCTACAGTTACTGTAACGCCAGTGCTAATCTCTATGTCACCTATGCTTGCAGCGTTCTTAGTTGCAGCAATAGTGTAGTCAGCATCTATGCTTTGCTCGTTTTCTATGAAGTTAGGCACTTGTATGCCTGTTGTCCCATTAATTACGACTGCCATATATTCACCTATGCCGCTAGTTTAGTCCAAATTTCAGAATTTGTAGATTGCTTTGTCCATGTCTCTGCATTTGCAGTTTGCTTAGTCCAAGACTCTACATTGATTACTGAATCTTCCCATTTCTTTCTTGCCGATGCGGTAAATCCTGCAACAGCGCTAACCGCCGCCGCTCCTGATTTAATTGCATTTCCATTTGCGCTAACAGTAGATACAGCGTTTATTGTTGCTGATCCGACCAGCAATGTAACCGCGCTTGCGGCAACGCTTGACGAGGCAGATATTGTAGCCCCAGACGATTGCACTCTGTTAGCCGTAGCAACAGCAGTAGACGTTGCCGCTATTGTTGCCGTGTTATCGCGATCTCTTATGTAAACAATCGACGTAACCGATGCGCCAGCAGATAAAGAGTCAGACTCGCGAACTCTTGTACCGCTCGATGTTACTGTCGCAGCACTTGCAATCGCAGACGCGGCGTCAATAATTGTTACAGCGCTTGCAGTGACGCTCGAGGCAGCAGTTACCGTTGCTGCGGCGTCAACAAAGTTAATTGCGCCTTCAGCGGAAAACGGTTGTTCACTAAATGCGTTTATGCCAAACAATTAAACAACTTTCCAGCTAGATCCTGACGGCACAGTGACGCTAACGCCAGAATTTACAGTTAATGGGCCAGCAGATATTGCGTTGTTTCCACTGGTAATCGTGTAATTTGATGCAATCGTATGCGTATGCTCAAATATGGCGCCAGAGATAATGCCACCAACAGACGTTAAGTCTGCCGGAACGTTTACATCATCATTTGAATCGGCGTATATCGATTTTTCCGCAGGATAAGTAACAAATACATCTTTTGTCCCAGCGCCAAGATTTAATGCGCTGCCAGAGTTTGATGACTCCAATATCGTTGTGCGACTTAACGTTGTCCCGGAGGCCGTGTAAGTACCTAGCCCAACTTCGTAGTCGTTGCCTGACACAATTGCATAGTATGTCGTGTTGCCATCGCCAACGGCGGCAAAAGACTGAAAGCCGTCTGCGGCTCCGGCAAGAGTTAACGTGCCTGTCCCAGTCGTTGTACTTGTTTCCTTGACTCGATCTTTTACAACTAGAGCCATATCAGTCCTTAATCAAGCGTTATGTCTAAATCTCCGGCTGGCACACGAAAAACGTCGCCAGACTCAATTGCTTTTGATGCAGAAAGCGCCGCATAACAAAGCAAATTGCCAGAAGTTGATGCATCAAACACGCCAACGTGAGTAACTGTGCCATAGCTACCAGTAGCAGTTGGAAACTCAATTGATGCAGAGTTTGTTGCCTCGTTGCCAGATACCGTAAATGCGGCAGTTTGTCTAAGATATCCTGATCCAGACACCTCTGTGCCGCCGCCAGCCTCGCCGGGTGCGCCAGTAAATAACGCCAAATATAATGTTGACGGCGCAGTGTACGCGCTGTTTGTAAAGACATGATCTAACAGCTCAGTCTCTAAATAATTTGAAAAACTCATCCTAATCCTCTCACTTTAAGTTTTAATCCAGATCCAGAATGTCTAGATCGGTCTGATGATTCGTTTAATCTTGCAACTGCTGCCGCATATAACTGCGCCCAAACTGTGATCCGTGCATCTTCCTGCAAGTATGGCGCAGAATGCATTAGCGATCCATATAAATATACATCTGGCGAGTCGTCTAACAGCCAGTTGTCACTGTTTGACGCCAAATCAGGTACTTTAGCAAAGTACAACAGCTCCAGCGTGTAGTCCGCATCTGGCGTCGGATAGAAGTTAAACTGCCCATCTGCATGAGTGTAATACTCAGGCCGACCAGCCATATCCTCAGCGCCAGCACGTTTATCCGCCATAGCGTCTCGAGATATCAAATTAACAACAGTTGTGCCAGTGCCTTGTATGCTGACTCGAATTGTTTCCATCCAATCGGCTGGCACTTGCGAGTATTGATCACCGGCATCTATCGTTGCAGTTGATCGAGTCTCCATCTTGTAGTGCCGAATATCGCGATTGATCTGCGACTCCGCCAACTGAATGAACGTCGGTATAACTGCCGTTAGATCGCTGCGATTAAGATAATCGGCGACTGTAGATTGCAGTGTGCTGTAGTTTGTTATTGTCATATTCCTATTCCCGGTTTGCGATCAAATGTCGGCACTGGCGGCGCTTTATAATTATCTCTAAACAACTCATAAACGCCACGCCTTATCTCTGGACTTAGATAATTAAACTCATGCATTAGATATCCCTCAACATCTTTTATGCCTTGCTGACTAAAATAATTAGTTAAGTAATCAACCATCTCTGGAGACATATTTTCTCTAGTAAAAGCGTCTGGCGGACTTATTGATGGATCATTCCCATATCCATAAGAAGGCTCATCCATAACGCCGCCTCGAGGCACATTTGGATCTAAGCCGTAAACATAAGCGTCTTTCTTTTGTTGTTCACGGATAGACTCTTCTTCTCGTTTCCTAGCAAAATCTAAGAACTGACTGCCAAGCCCTTTTGCTCCTTGGATGATTTCATCAAGTAATCCTCTTTTTTTATCTGGCATAGTTATCCTTAAAACAAAAGTCCGTAATTATTTTTTTTATCTTCTTGTTGGCTAGACAACAATCCACCGCCAACTGGCGCAACTGGAGCGGCGCTAAACAATGGCTGGCCTTTTTTAGATATGTCTCCTCGCATCTCTGGCGTGATATCAATATACGTTACCGGCTCTCTTGGGGGAACTCCCCTTACTGTATTAACCTTTGTTTGCCCAGTGGTTGCGTTCCATTTTTTTCCATATTTCTTAAGGAATGCTGGATAAATTTCGTCGTAATACTTGTTCATGCCCTCGCCGCCAATTTTAAAATTAAGGCCGCTCAATAATAACTTTGAATCCGCTCTCAGTATTTGATCTGCAATTTCTTTGCCAAAAATTTTATTTATATTTTGTCCTTCAAACTGTTTAGCCGCATATATACCAGTTTTAACTACTCCATTTTTATCAACCAATATTTTGTAACTATTTTGATCTCGCTTATCAAGTGGACTTTTACCTTGAATTTCAATAGCTTTTATTCCATTTTCTTCATTAATATTGTTTATTTTTACAGATTCAACTTGCTTACTTAAATCGTAACGATCAGCCTGTCTTGCGCCATTTGTTAAAGCAACTCGATCATATCCTTCGTCTGCCGCTAATTTTAATACGCGCTTTAAAGGAAGATGATACCAATTGTCTTTCATTGGAGCGTCAGGGACACCAGTATCAAATGTTTTTCCTAATTGATTTTGTTCCGTCTGAAGAGTCTGCAAACGATTAGAGACTGTTGACCATCTGTCAACTATTTCACTTGGAGCATCTTTTCCTTGACTGGTATATGGCAAAGCCAATTCCTCTAAACTCCTTTGTTCTTCAAGTAATTTTTGACGCTCAGTCACTATGCTATTTAATTTTCCTTGTTTTGCCGCTTTACGCTCCGGCGTCAAATAACCTTCTTTTTTTCCAGCTTGATGCCAATCAGATTGAACTTCCTCAACTAATAAAACTTTTTTACCATCCGCATCAATACGATCATTTACTCGCAAATGAGCTAAAACATTTTCATCATCCCAATGTCCAGTTATTCTGCGATCCCCATTTTTTTGCGGAATAGTAAATAAAAACTCTCGATAGTTTTCACCACCTTTTAATGTGTAATTATCATATTTTGTTGGATTACTAGGCCCTAAACCTTCAAGCTCTAATTTTTCTGCTCTTGTATTTAAAAACTCAGCCTCTCTAAAATGTTTTTCAGCGCTAACTTGATCTCCATACCTTTGCGCCACTTGAGCTTTTTTCGTAGCTAGATCTGCTTGCGTATATAAAGAAGTCATTGAGCTTTTATCTTTAATGTTCATTAGAGTAATTAATTCGTCGTACTTTTCTTGCCCAAAAGAAGGATCATCGATTGGATGTTGTTTTAAATTGTTATACTCATATTCAAGTTCAAGTAACCTATTTCTATCAAATGGTCGCTCACCACCTAGAGTTATTTCTTGAACATCAACTTTATTGTTTGCAACATAATCTTGAACTTCCTGTTTTGTAACATTTTTTTTGTTTGCTAAAAAACTATCAAGACCAATCCATTTAATTTCATCAGGTTTAACGTTTGCTTGTTTTTTAATATCATTAAGAAATGATTGTCCTGACCCAGATTTTCTTTGAAGATTTAACGCAGCTTGTTCACTTGCTGAATAAAAACCAATATCAGATTGAGGGGCTGACTCTAGCCCCTTTGGGCCACTTGGGGCAATCTCTCGCAACAAACCTGTTTTGCGCATAGTATCTTCAAACATTTCTTGCGCCTTTGGCGTCGCTCCCTTTATCGCTGACTTTGCTCCAGCTTTAGCAGCTGCGCCAACAGGAAATAAACTCTCTCCAAGAAATACTGTATCAGCCAAACTGGTTTGTCTGTTTGGCTTAACTCTAGGCAAATATCCACCAGTTCCTTGATACGGCATATCAAACGGCATATTGCCATATGATAAATTTTCAAACTCTTCAGGCGCTTGACCAATCATAAGATCGCCAACTCCCTGACCGCCAATCAATGGTATAAAGTTTGGAACTGTTGCTTTATTACCGAAACTTCTGGCAGATTCAAGTCCTTGCCCCACCATAGCTAATAATGAATTTTGTGTAATTGGCGTTAATTCTGCTGGCTTTTCTGCAAGCAATCCTAATGATCTTTTAATTGCCTCTTCTTTGTAATCGACTGCCACTACGCTATCCCTCGCAAGTTACGCCTGATTGGATCGCCCCAGCTCGATGCCTGATTCTGATATCCAACTGCCAAGTAGCGCATTGCATCTGCGCCATGTGATGTCCAGTCATGCCGAGGCCTGCCTCGCCACGTTCTGCCCTTCTCATCAAAGTCTCGTTGGTATTGCCGCAATGCCTCGATGCCTCGATTGCACTTAGTCTCATCGAACCAGCATCGCCCGAGCATGGATCGCACTGCCTGTATTCCATCATCGACGTTTAGCTTTGGTGCTATTGTCACGGGCCTTATCCCTAGCGAATCCAACGTTTCGAGCCGAGACTTGCCAGTTCCCAGCTCTTTGACCTGCACGTCATGCGGTAGGACGTGCGACTCATAAACATAATCCTTGTCTTGCAACACTTTGGCGTAATGATCAAGTCCAACGCCAGAGCTTTCGTAGTAGTCGATCAGCCTAACCTCGGCTCCAACGTGTTGTGCGAACCAGATCGAGGTCGAATCCCCGATGCCTAAATCCCACGCTGTAACGACTCCAACGGCTCTATCATATGGAACTGCGGCAATTCGTCCAGTATTTGTTACTTCCTTCATCTCGGTGCCATAATAAGCGCCAGCGATTGCAGCCTCAAAGCTGCACTCAAACTCCTGCTCGTATCGATCCTCGCCCATTGTCTTAAGCGCGGCGTCCAGCTCCTCGCTTGGCAATATGCCAGTGTCACTTGCCTTATGCACCGCCGAGTACCACGTCGGATCATTGCGCGATGCGTCAAATATCTGCCAAAACTCGTTCTTGCCCTTAGGGGTACCTATCATCGTCGCCTTGCCCTGACGATCTGCGATCGCTGGTCGAATGACTGTCGACCATGCGTTCGCCGGGAAGTCAGCTGGCTCATCCAGCACCACCGCATCAAAATATAGCCCTCGCATCGAGTCTGCTGTCTCGGCGCCAAACAATCGTATGCGAGCGCCATTGGGGAAATCGATGCGCAGTTCGGACTCATTGATCTTGATGCCCGGTATATTAACCGTGAACTCCTTGCAATAATCCCACGCAACGGCCTTGGACTGCCGATAGGTCGGCGCAATGTACGCCACTCGGACGTTGGGCCGGTTAATCGTCAAGGCATCGCGGATCAGGTCATTAATCGCGGCAACTGTCTTGCCGCACCGCCGATGCGCCACCAAACAAGCAAAACGTTCTTTTCTATCGTGAAACGGGATCATGACATCCCGGGGAGTGTACGGAATCGTTATCTCAGGCATACCATCCTAAAAAGTCCGCCATCATTGCAAACGTCGTCAGCACACAGCCAGCCACCATAAAGAATAGGAACTTATCGAAGTTATTCATCCTTTCCCTTCCACTTGATGACCAGCGGCCCACCAGACTCGCCAGTGTGCTCGAGCTGCTGTTTCTCGCCATAACGCTTAGGCAATAGCTTACTCGCCACCCATTTGTGCGCGTCGACCTTCAATCGCGCCACGTTGTATGTCTCAGGCGTCGCATCGTAGGCTATCTCGAGGATGTCCTCTGCGGCAAACTCTTGACACGCATTCTTCGCTCGCGCGTATTTGTCGCGTATCGAGTCGTGTTTGTACATCCACCGATAGAATGTGGACTTATCTGGAGCCCAGCTCTCGGTCTTGCAGATGCGATTCAATGATCGACCAGATGCGATCTCCTCGCAGATTCGATCCACCAACTCATCGGTATAATCAGTTGGCCTTCCAATTTTTACTTCTTCATCACTCATTTCTGACTCCATCCAAAATTCAACATAATCCATTCTAGTTCAGACATGACAATCGGGACAGGACAAAAAGGACAAAAGACATAACTCTAAAGAGTTATGTCTTGTCTTGTCCTCTAATTTATTTGTCCCCGACAATGTCCTCAACTTTGTCTTTAAAAACTGTAAGTTGTTGATTTTATTAGCTTTAATGAGGCAACACTCCAGGACATTGCAAAATGTCCTCAAATGTCTTTTGTCCTCAAATTGCTCTAAGTCATTGATTATATTCATTTGTCCTCAGCTGTTAACTTGTGTGTCTAAAACTGCAACAAAAGTGTTGTCGGTAACCGACCATCCCTGACCAAATGGCGTCACATATTCAGAGTCAACAAGCATACCAATCATCCGATTTGAATCCATTTGCATCGCCTTTTTTGCTGCCGCCTCTTTCATCAACATCGCCGGCCCTGTAAGAAAGTCGAGCATACCAGATCGAGTGACGTGCGGTCGACCTTGTGGATCTCTGGCGCGTCCAGCAAAATGCCAAGCCCTCTCGAATCGTTTACGATGCTCTTCGACTTTTGATACGACCTTGGTGGCGGTAATTGGTTTATTTACGGATTCCAAGACAACGCTCGATACCTGATCATTGTCCTCATCACGCCATCCAATGATGTCTACCTTCTTAAGATCAAAGAACAGGCTGTCCTGCATCTCGGCATCCTTCATCTTCCTCTGAATTACCTCGATTGGGCCTCCGTTCTTGCTTGGCTTAACGCTGACCTCAATATCCAAAGCGCCTCGCCATGCGCTCGAACCTCTAGCACGGTGCTGCGCCTCATCAGATACGCCCGTGTGATGCACTAAAACGACCGTGCAGTCGAACTCTTCCATTATTAAGGCGCAGGCATCCAACATTGTCTTGGCGTCCTGAGCGCTGTTCTCATCGCCATTTAAAAATCGGTGCAATGTGTCTACAACGATAACCTTTGGCGTCTCAGGCAATGCCCGGACGTTATCGATGACCTTAACCAAGCCCTCGTTCGAGTTGAGATCGGTGCCGGTCTTGCTCATCCAGAATTTAATCTTTTCAACGCCAAAGTTCTGCATCCATGCGGCGACTCGAGCGCGTAAACCATAATGGCCCTCACCAGCTAAATAAACGATCGGCAGGTCTTTTGTCCTGTTGCCGCACCAGTCCCGGTTATCCATATCTACAGCTGCCATACGAAGGCACCAGTCTAGGACTAGGAACGTTTTACCTGAGCCTGACGGCCCATGAACCATCATAAGTGACTTATTCTGTAGCCAGTTCTTAATGTACCAGCTGATTGGCGCTGGCTTTGTCGTAAACTCATTGCCATCGACCAGCCAGTCCAGCTTGATCTCAGGTGGCTCTAGTAGAGCCGATAAGTCATTGCCAGCCAGCAAGTAATCGTTAGCGTCGCCTTCATCTGGGGGAATGATGACGGTCGCACCGTACTTAGCGCTGGCTTGGTCTGCGTATGACTTACCGACTCCACTAGAATCATGATCTGCCACAATGATGATGCGCTGAGAGGCGCCAAAACGCTCTCTAAGCTGCCCAACAACATTGGGAATGTTACTCGCCGAGTATGCAACGTAACACGCCACACCGCTAGTCTCAGCGATTGTAGCGGCAGTTGCAAAGCCCTCGGCTACATATATGTGCGCATCCTGATTGGATCCGATACGCCAAAGCGATCCGCCGGTCTTGCCCCCGGGATGATAGAGCTTGCCCCCATCCGAGTCGATGTATTGCACGGTAGTCATCTCGCCGTCACTGTTAAACAGTGGCACGATCAATCGACCATCGCCCGTGACTCGAGCGCCGTTAGGCTGGATCTTTTTCTTGACCAGATACGGATGATCAGCTGTGGCCTCGGCAGCCTCAGACCAGATCTTATTGACAACGTCCGAGACGTTATCGCGCATTAGTTTCTCTGCCGCTTCCCTCGCCTGCCGCGCCTCTTCCATGCGTCTCGTAAATGTGATCTTCTCATGCGGCGTGAGGTCGCGCCCAATGTCGGCGATCCATTTGTGTTCGATGCCAAAACGCCAGCATCCCCACTTTCCTGCGCATACACCATCGCCAAAAGCAATATACCAGCCACTCTTATCGCCGTAACCGCCTCGGCCTTTGGATCCTGATCTGAATCGGTGTATCTTGCCATCCAGTATTATCTCCGATGGTGGCTCGAGGCCAGCATCAATGATTGCGTTCTTGAGTTGGACTTCAGGTGGATCGACCAAACGCTTACTGCCATCCCCCCAGATGTCCTCAATGTTAGCCACGTTCCAAG